GGACGAAGCAATTGGCAGGCTCACGACATCAGATGCAAATCTGACTCCAAGCTTAGAAGCGGAACTCGCGATCTTCATAAGGGACATTACACAAAATGTGGAAATTACCTTAGACGATCGAAAGCTACCGTTCCCAAGTGAGAAGGGATGTACACAAGCTTCCTCAGCCGCAGGCGGCGCAACACATGTGTTACGTAACCCGAAGTTTCGGAAGTGGAGAGGTCGTGATGATCTGATCGAACGAGCGACTGCATCAGTCGAGGCGCAAATGCGCGCCTCTATGAAGAAGCCGATCGAAGGGAAGTGGGCGTCAGTTAAGACGATACGACCCGGAGCGATCAGAGGTCACAGGAAGCTCATCTTGCTAAAGGACAAGCTCAGGCACCGGTGCATGAAGAAGATCATAGACATGTACAGCGTCGACGGGAAGTTCCCGACGGTCATGAGAGGCATATGGACAGATATCAACGAGTACCAACGAGTGGTAGAAGTCGAGAAATATCTTAACATCATGGGTATCAAGAGTGTGAAGGCGCGCATACAGAGGTACAGAGAGCTCTACGCAGAATTAGCTGAGATGGGGTATGAGGGGGCTTCGAGGCATTACGCCAAGAAGTTCTCACGTGCCAAACAGCCAACGCTGGCGCAGAGTTTCCATTATGCTATGATCGACACAGTAGCTGACGTCAGGATATTGCCTATCGCAACCCCCCAGGGGAAGGTACGAATGGCAACCACGCATGACAGCTCGATGGTATGGATAACTCGATGCCTCACTTCTGTGCTCATGCCTGTTTTAAAACAGGTTGGATTCACGAAAGCGATGCTCAAGAACCACACTGTGGAACTGAAGAATATGCGGGACGACAACTGCAAGTTATACAGCGGTGACTTCTCGAAGTCCACTGATCCAATTACGAATAGGACATCACGTTTTGTGCTTACGGAGATAGCAAAGCACATCGACGTACCAAGCTGGTACGCTGATGCTGTTACAAAGACATGTGTCCCCATGCGTATATTCAAGTCAGGAAACAAACTTTGCCAAGACGGAACAGAGCACCCTGAGCGCACCACATGTGGTGCGTTCATGGGCCTGGGCCATGGCTGGATTGTCCTGAGCATTTTGAATGCATGGTGTGCGCGCAGAGCTGGGGCCCCCAAAGGGAGCTTCAACATATGCGGCGACGACATCATTGGGTTGTGGGACGACGAGACGTGTGACAAATTTGAGGCATGCGTCGACGAGATCGGGTTGAAGATGAATAAGACCAAGTCGTTCAGAGCGCCAAGTGGCGTGTTCTGTGAACGGTTGGTGACTACATCATCGACTAGGCGAACTGCGACGGGCAAGCCGTGCCTGCGAATAGCAGAGGCGTGCGGTGTGAACTCGGAAGCGAAGGGAGATACGTTTGCATGTGCTGACAACTGCTCGAAAGCAATGGTGCATAGACACGTGCGTACGGTCTCCCGAGCGCTCGGTCGAACAAGGTATAGGACCTCGACAAGTAAGGCAGCTGGAGGAACACACTCCCAAGGTGGGGGTGGTGCTGGATTGAAGGCGGACATCGTCACACTAATCACATATATGCGAAATGGTGGTCTGACGAACGTCAAATCCGGCGGTTCCTCAAAGAGGCTGCGCAGCTTGCGAAAGTACCTACGTACCCTGCCGACCGCGAATGACCAAACCTATGACAATGGCGGGACGTCGGTTGAGTGTCAAGAAGTCATCACTATCCTAATGCAGGCAGATACAGTCCGAAGACGGTCTGCAGTGCAGTTTAGAAGTGACGACTCAGTGAAATCAAAACGTAAGTCAGTGAAGAGCTTGCTTGAAAAGCGGCGTAGAGGTATCCTTTCGGAACTCCGGCCATTCGTCAAGTCTGTTCTGGAGCGCATGGGTGTGAACCCACTTTACATCTTCCCATTACTGGGAGAGAAGTGCGCGCCGTTCCAGAATACTGCATTAGCTGACCTTCTTTCGAAGGCAGCCGCTGGCAGCGTACTCCGTGGCTTCAATTATCATTGGTGGTCATTCGTAAAGACTGAGTTCAACACAAGTAACTACGTTCGTAGTTCTCCTGCCGTTAGGCGAGCCGTCAAAAGACGACTCCGGCGAGGAAAATTCGGAAGCGCAATCAATGCGTGTACCCTTAGCTGGAAAGCCAGGGTCGCGCACGACAGTATTGATTCGTTCTTTGTCTCTAATTTAGGGGCGGAGGACTGCATGCTGTCGTTAACAACATTACAACAATCCACCACCCAAAGGTGGAATTCCAACGGTAGTGAGAGCGAGACAGATCGAGAGGGTTCAGCCAAAGAGGCGAACTCTACTCAAGATCCGTCGGCTCACATTATCGTACCTGCACACAATTGTACAGGACCCGCATCACATTGACGCGGG